GGAGAATAACTACCAATTTCTTCTCCGATTTCGGCAGGTAAATCCATAAAACTATCTATAGTTTCTAATTCTCCTACTGCATCTGGGTACATAGAGCGTAACTGATTTAAAGTTAGGTACTTAGTACGCGCTAAATAATTCCAATCTTTTGTATCTGGAGTTCTACATTCAGGATCTATATGAACATTTGCCCACGACTCTCTTTTGATTGTCAATTCACCGTCATAATATTTCCCTGGTTCTACACATACATCAATCCAGCCTCTTCCTGTAATCACACCATCTTTAAATACGCGACTGAATAAGCTCTGTAATTTGCGATTTCTGTCTAAATGATATAAAAGAGCAGTCGTGAGCATAGCTTCATTCTCATCATCAGACTCTACAGGGCGCGCCTTCCATGAGGATCTACCCTGTCTTTCTACTCCAGTCACTAAATTGACCTTTGGTAAAATAATATTTAACTGTAATGGTGGTCTACCCTCTGCTCGTAATGTTTGTAGATCCGCTTCTTCCCATTGACCAGTTCCAAAACTACCTGTATAAAACCGTGCTGATTCTTCTGCTGCATCCATCCAGTGAGAATCATTCTCTAACATGGCTTCAAAAACTTCATGTACTTCGTGTAAATTCATGCACTCATCCAACTTGTTCGTTTATTTTGTGAAAAACCCCATAAACCGTAATCATCACTAGGTTCGTGGGGAGAAAAGCTATCTTCGACATAATGTACGAGATACCTAAGACAGTCCATTGCGTGATCGTTTTTCTTAACGGGTTCTTCTGGTAAGTTCTTATTTTCAAATCCGTGTTTGAGTTCCTTCCACTTATAATCAACGATTTCTTCCAGCAAAGGTTTCATATTTAATTTATTAAAAAACAATAACTTAGAGCGCATATTCTCATCTACCTTCAGATATGATGACACTCTTTCAAATCCAGCACGCTTATCATTTTTTGCTTTTTCCCATTCAATTCCATAATCATACCACTCATCTGCAACACTATTACCATCTCTTTCTGTGCGTACAATACTAGGATCTGCTAAAAAAGTGTAGTTAACCCCGCGTTTTAACCTGCGTTCTACCTTTGGCACTAACATTTCTATGGTATGTTCTGATTCATAGATTAAATCATAAACATAAATCGTACCTTCTTCATCTGTAGCAGCAAAAAGTATGGAACTTGGGTTACGATACCCATAATCATAGACTACATAGTGATTCCACCAATCAGGAATGTCAAAAGACTTAATACAATGTGTTTCCTGCTTAAACTCTGGATATACTAACCCTGCAAAGTCATCCCAACTGCAATATACATACCTGTTGACCCATTGATCTGGCATAGATAGTAAATGTTTGATGTAATCAGCAGGTAAATGCGGATTATCGGAGTATAATGCTACTTCCTTGTCTGTTTTAGGTGCGGGTGCGCCTGGTTGCCAAGTCATTGTCTCAATTAACCTGTAATCACCCTTCTTTTTATTCTGTTTTTCCTTATCCTTCTTCCATCGTTTCCATACCCAGTCATGCCCTGCTGGATTGCAAGTATGAAAAGAACAACGCATTGCATTTTTTCTACGCATCTGACCCGCAGCAGCAATAAAAGTAGCTTCAGTCATTTCTTCAATCTGATCAAATGCAAACCACCCTAAATTCATAGATTTTATCCTTTGAATAGAGTCTCTGGAGTCATCCAACGCCATATACACGATTTTAGACCTGTTTTTAAAGATAATTTCTCGGTCTTGGGCGCGATGTTTGTCAATAAACCCCTGACCAAGATCGAGCAACTGGATGAGCGTAGATTTCTTGAATGAATCCAATACTTTTCTACCCATTAACCCTAAATTGCCCTGAAATGCTGCACTTTGATGGATAGCCTCCATACACATTGCCTCAGTTTTACCTGTTCCCAAAGATCCCGCTAATACTTGATGTTTGCTCCAACCTGTAAATAAATGATACTCTTCCTGATGATCTAAAGGCGAGGTTGCGTTCCCTTCACCATCTCTATACGATATATTGACTTCCATTAAGCCTGACCCTTATACCACATTTCCCAATCAATAGGTAATTTGCCATTATTATCTAATTGAAACAGATCTAAAGCAAATTGTGTGGCTTCATTAGCCATAAATGGGGTTAACCCATAAGAAGTACGAAGATATACCTCAAATATATCTTTTGGGGTCATGTGAATGTTATCGCGGATGGCTTCTCGTTCCAATCTGCTTAATTTATCTTCATCTTCTTTAATACCGCTTCCCTATCCTTTGGTGAAGTGCCAGAAACCATCACATTCACCTGTGTATTTTGTTGATTCGTTCTGTCTCTATACTTACCTGGGTCGTGTGCTTTGAGCTGAAAAATACGCTCGGTTACATTGCCCGCTTTTCCTGCTTGAGTGAAAGAGAGCTTTTCGAGTTCATCCAATCTATCGGTTAAGAATCCTTGTTGTATTTCTTTGACTGCCTGCTGAAATGCAGGATCACCTTTCATCGCGAATCGTACCGATTGTGGGAAATAACCCATTTCTTTAGCAGCATGGGATATAAACCCGTTATTTGCTACTAAATATGTCAAGAATTTGTCTTTTTTTGCAGTAAAACGAGTTTTTAAGCCTGTTTCTTCTTCATATTCAGCAAGAAATGTCTTTAAATAAGGATTGTCTTGCGCGTTTTTTGTAGCTTGCTTTATCACTTCCGTCTTGCTCTTCTTCTTTCTTGGCATATAAGTATAACGAAAACATACACTTATAGTTCCGTTAATATCAACACATACAAAAAAAGCCTTTTAGGCATAAAAAATACTCTGGGTTACATAATACACCCCCTGTGCGTTCGTCGGAGCGGTGTATGGGGGGGTGGTTGACATGGTTTGTCGCTCGTCGTTTTATCCGCTCTCCTTATAATATATACTGCCGATTTCTTTTATATATACTGCGCTGTAAGTATAATAAAACCAGGTATTTATAATGCGGTGCGGTGCGCGGTGCGGTCTTATATACTTATTACATATTATTAGAAACTATTATAAATTATTAGGAATGGTATGTAATACTTTGTAATATTAGTCAGCTCATGCGGAGCTAATACAAACAGTTAACAAGGAGAAAAAAGATGTTAATAAAAGATGGTAAATATACTTATGAAGTATTCTTAATTGATGATGGCTCATTAGATACAGTCATAGAGATTAATGGCAAGATTTTTCGTTTTGATTCTGAATACGCAAGTATATACAGAAATAAAAGCGGAGAAATGACAGAAGAAGGCTTAAAAGAGTTAGCAGAAGAAACTATTTACTTAGAAGAATTATAATAAACCCTTTTTTAATAGGAAAGTTAGGGGGGTGGAATTGCTTCCACCCTCTAAAAAGGAATAAAACACAATGAAAAAAGAACAAATAAAAAAATTATTGAATGAAGATCATAAAATTAAGGTATTTATCACAATTAACAATAAATCTGATAAAATGATTTTGAAAACTTGGATACATAAAAACAATGAATGTTATGAAGTTTATTATAATCACATAAAAAGTTTTTTAAATCCGAATCAAATAAGATTTATAAAAGCATTCAAAAAGGCTAAAAATATCACTTTTCAAGACTTAATAAGTGCAAATATGGATGTAAAAACAATGCACTCAGCATTGAAAAAACTTGAATACTTAGAACAAGATTAAACCCTCTAAAAAGGAGAAATAAAACCATGATAAAACAAGTAGACAAACACACATCACAATTAACAGGCTTTGAATTATTCCAATACATGAAAAGCAGATTTAATAAAACCGATGAAGAGGCAATTAAATCAATGAAAGAAAACAACCAAGATACCTCTTTTTATGCAGAGTATAAACAAGCAAAGGAAGAGAAAGAAAAACGCCTAAAAAGGCAAAGAGAAAACCTTATAAATGAGTATTCGCTGACAGATCCTAGAGTCATTGCTGTAAGTCAATCGGCAGAGGTAACACCAGAAGAAGCAATAGAATTGATTATTGATGAAGATTGGATTTGCTTATCAGACGAAGAAGCAGACGAAAGAGCCGAGGAATACATCCTTGATTCCGTTTGGGCATTTAATCCCTCTTTCCTTTCATATCATACTGACATTGACGAAGAAATATTTAAGCTATTGCAAGACAAATGCGAAGGCTCAAACGATGCAATATTACGAATGATAAAGGATAAAGATTACTTTGTCGAAGATGCTATTAATTCAGACGGTAGAGGGCATTTTATCAGTTTTTACGATGGAGAGGAACACGAACAGTATATCAATAACAATTTTTACTATTGCTACAGAATCAATTAACCAAAGGAGATTAAAAGCTATGCAAAACAATATAGATTATAATTCTGATAAACACTATGATAAACTGACTGATTTAGAATGGGAGAAATTAACAGACAGGTTAAATGAAATTGAGCAAGATCAATTAATTGCATGGGGTTTACATAGAATAAGCGGTGGGTTTGTGAAAGCAGAATTTGATTATGTAGAAGGGGATTTAATAGGGATATGTATTACAGATGGTGTGCAAAGTGATTGCGAAAATAGAGTCAATGAGACTTTCTGCGAATTATACAGATCAAATTTAGAATACAAAAATTAACCAAAGGAGAATAAAAGCTATGAAACTTATCGGAAAAAATAAAAACTCAGCTATTGAACTTGATTTTTACACCGAAAACCCCGAAGGAATTATTGATGAAATGAACTCTAACGGCTTTGAGTGTGAATATTGGACAAATGGCATTACGGGAAAATTAACCTATCCAAATTATAAAGATGCGGATGAAATAGCTTGTAATTGGGTAGGAGTAGAAACAATGCAATCTTGGTTTGGAGATTGGGAATATTTAGATAATAAATTAACAAAATAACATTTTCTCCCTCAAAGGGTGGGGTAGCTCCGCATAGCAACGCCCCACCCTTACCCCTCGGAGAAAAAAAGGAGAGTAAATAATGATAGAAATAAAAATGGTTTGTGAGGAGTGTGAATATGATTTTTTTGGTGAAGATCAGTTGATAGATAGCTTAGATGATGATGTTTGCAATGATCATATTTGTAATGATGAATGGGCGCATCACAAAGGTTATACAAAAAATACAGTTTTCAAAGAAGAGATTGAAAAATATATCAAAAAACAATTCAACATGAAGGAGAGTAAATAAATGAATAATAATCAATTAAAAATCATTAAAAACTTAATAAATCTTTTTTATGAGTTTACTGGAGTAAATAAAGAAACAAATGAATTTTATTTAACAGAAGATGGGTTTCATCATCATTTAGTTGAGTTACTAGAGCCAAATAGTGAAAATATGACAAATCAAGAATATGCAGAAATATTAGATGCAATACAAAGTGAGTTTTGTCCATCAGTTGAAGAATTAAGAAATTAACCAAAGGAGAGTAAATAATGATCAACATATTAGCAATCATAATAATGATATTTGGCTTAATAATAGCTAAATATCAAACAGATTTAAACATAGAGCGGAGTAACACCGATTCATGGAGAGAAACCGCAATGATGTTAACCAAGCAAATCAACATGAAAAAGGAGTTACAAAGATAATGGACTATACAGCTTACAAATTAGGATGTGAATTATATTGTTTTGACGAAAAACAAAAAGCAGTTGATTTTATTGGTGATCTTAAAAATTGGAAACTATTATGGTCAATTAACAAAAAACAATGGATAGCGTTAAAGGAGTTAAAAAGATGAAAGTAAAAGTATATGAAAAAGATGTTGCCATAAGTAAAAAATATATTGCTGATATAGTAGGGCAATTATTTGAAGAGTCGTACTACCTATGGAGAAGTGAATGGTTTAGGAAAGATGAAGTAACAGAAACTTTACTTGCTAGAAAAATAATGGCAACAGAGCAAGTAGTATGGAAAGCACTAGAAGAATATTTTAAAAATAATAAATAAAAAGGAGTTGCAGAGATGAAGTGTAAAAAATGCACCAAAGCCAAAAGCTGCGAAAAGTGTGAACAACACCTTAACTATATATTAAGGGATTTGATGAACTTTATGGATAAATATAGTTCTGAGGATCAAAGACCAATAGCTCAAAAGGAGAGTTAATATGAACCCTAAACCAAGAAAAAAGCCTATAAAAAGAAAATATGCCGAAGATCATGTGCAACACATAATTGAAGAGCTTGTTGACTTAGAGTATGATGTTGTTGATACTTTGACAAGGCTTACAAATCGGATTAATTACATAACAGAAGAATTAGATAAACTAATGAAGGAGCAATAACATGGAATTAACATTTTACAAAGACAATAATATAAATAAGCCTATAAAAAAAGAACTGAATGACTTAGTAAAACAATATAGTAAACACCTTAAAAATGAGGAAAATGTACATGAAAAGGAGCATTCTCAAATGTTAATATGGTTTTTAGGTGAATTTGGATCATGGGATTTTGATATATGGGAAATAGAACATCATTTTTTTAAAGCGTATAAAAAAACAGTATGGGGTGAGTAGAATGATACTATTTAAGCAGCGTAACAAAAAAACCCCTT